CATTTAGATTAGACAGCGGTAATGAAATTAGAGCAGCTATACAAGGTAAAGATTATATTTTTGTATCAACAGATGTTGCAGCTTATGTAATTCAATTTGTTGGTCCACCTTTTACTTTTTCCGTTAGACAAGTAGGTACCAACTGTGGATGTATTGGTCAACACGCTATGTCTTATGCAAACGGTGCTGTGTGGTGGATGTCAGCTGAAGGTGGGTTTTTTGTTTATGACGGTACAGTTAAAACATTGCCGTCACTTGTAGAAGATTTTGTATTTAGTACAGATGGAGATAACTTAGGAATTAATTTAGATTCAAGGGATGTTATCTACTCTTCACCTAATTCTTTATATACAGAAATAAATTGGTTTTATCCAAAAGATGGATCTGATCAAGTTGATAGATGCGTAACATATAACTATTCAGAAAATGTTTGGACTACTTCATCATTAGCTAGAACAACATATCAAGATCAAGGGGTATTTAATGCTCCATATGCAACAGAGTATACTAAAACAGCTACGCCTGTATTTCCAAGTATATTAGGCATTACAAATTTATATGGAGCTAGTATTTACTATGCTCATGAAGTAGGGACTGATCAAGTCAACAGCACAGGTACCACTTCTATTGATGCATTTATTAGATCTGGAGATTGGGATATTACTTCACGTAACAGCGCCTTGGGTCAGGCAACAGGGGTTGCTGATTACAGAGGTGATGGAGAATTTTTTATGTCAGTTAGACGATTTATACCTGATTTTAAATATCAAACAGGCAATGCTCAAGTTACTTTATTTGTAAGTAGCTATCCAGATGATGTAGCTGTCAGCTCACCACTTGGACCCTTTACAATAACTTCTACAACTGATAAGGTAGATACAAGAGCTAGAGGCAGATTAGTTTCTGTACAAATAGCCAACACAGCAGTAGGTGAGTCATGGAGATATGGCACACTTAGATTAGATGCACAACCGGACGGACGAAGATAATGGGTGGATTATACGACATATTAGAATCTTATAGACAAAAAAACGACCCTCGTTTTATATATGATGGTCTTTATCAAGATCCATTATATGATATAGCTACAGCTAATCCATTAAAAGCTATGTCACCTGGTTATGAATATATGAATCAAGATGCCATAAATAGATATTTAAAAGAAGGAGCTTATGATATGTCTGGTAATGTTCCAGCAGATTATGATAGAGCAATTGATTTTAGAAGATATTTTGAAGATAGACCTTTAAAAACATTAGATTATGGAAATAGATTTCAAGATTTTAAACCTAGAGTAGGTTTTCCATATACTCCTACATCAGACATCAAACCTCCTTTAAATATGAATAGATTTCAAGGTGTAAGTGACATGAGTGTAATAGATGAAACAAATAATGATGAACAAGATCAAGATTATATAGATGCGGTTGATGAAAATAAGGAAAATGGTATTATGAAAATTTTAAGAAATCTTCCAACTTTTGGAAATTTAGCTGCAAAAATACTACCTCAAGAAGATCCTAGAGCAACTAATATGAGAAATTTTTATGGTAATCAATATGGTTTAACATCTTCTGGTTCTATTGCTTCAGGGATTATGAAAGGATATAATCCTGTATATGGCAATGATTTTTTAAATAAAATTTCTGGAGGAATAATTCCTGCAGGGGGATATGGTTTAGCAGGGGCTATGGAAAGAAGAATAAATAATATATTAGGAAGAAGAAGACCACAAACAGATGCAAGTAGAGCAAAAATAGCAGAATTAAGAAATTTACAATTAGCGGACATGACAGAAAGAGCTAATAAAGGAGAAAGTTTATCTAGTATTGGTAAATCTACTTTTAGCGGACCAGGTATGGCATTTGCTCCTCAAACAAATACTTATACCGGTGGTAAAACAGTTAAATCATCAAGCACACCAGGGGGATATTATAGTTCACCTAAATAATCATGGCTAAAATAACTAATTACATACCTGAACCAAAAGAAGAATACGATGTAGATAATCAAAGACAGATTATGGAGTCTTTAAATACAATGAAGCAACAACTTAATTTTTCTTTTCAACAAGATTTAAAAAACGAATTAGATACTTTTAATTACTTTTTATCATGAGCATACAATATAAAAATGCATCTAAAATATTAGATGGTACAGCTATGACAACTGTTTTGACTATATCAACATCAGCTGTTGCTATTATAAAATCTGTATATGTATCTAATAACAGCACAGGAGCTGTATTAGTTAATTGTGATTTAAGAGATTCATCCGCTAGTACAGATGTAGAATTTTTTAGAAAGGACATACCTGCTACAAGTACAGTCAACGCTACAGAACAGGGGTTGAATTTAGAAGCAGGGGATGCTATAAAAGCGCAAGCAGAAACAGCTAATAAACTTGAAGTAGTAGTTAGTTATGCGCTTATAAACAGAGAGAA